TTGTCTGTATTTAATTGTGTCAATTTCTTCACTGATCGGCAGTGACATACCGTAATGTTGATTCGTCCCTGCCATCATAATTCAGTCTTTCCTTCCAGTTGGTTGATTCTCATCTCAGCGTAACGGATTACTTTGCGAAGGTCCGATATTTCAGACAGCAGTTTGTTTGTATTCGGATATATTTTATACCCTGCACGGGAGGCGTACTTAATTATGTTGCCCCGCCAAAATTCCATATTGTTGCGAATAATAAATGATGCGGGCTGTATCTTATAACGGGTATAGTGGTTAGGGTTTTCGATAGAATCTTTTGCGTTACCTTCATCTTCTTTTAGGCGTCTGGCGATGTAGTCGTAAGCTGGCTCGCGCTCTGCGGTGTCCATAGGATAACCTTTCCCTCGTTTAAATCGTAATCTTGATGACGTAATATTTTCGACACTCTTGCCTGTATCAAAGCGTCGTTTTCAGAAATACCTTGCTTACCAAAGGCTGCTACTACCGCGTTCCAATCGTTATTTACCGCCAGAATTTTTTCTGCTTTTTTTGGGCCGCAAGTTGGACATCCGATATAATTGTCTACTCGATCACCTGTTAAAGTCTGGAAGTAATGATAATAGTCCCCATCTTCTTCGGATATTTCGACAACAGAATCTGAATCAAAGTCAAAGTGATATCCAGGTATTTGTAGTAAGTCTTTATCCTGGCTGTAGATTACTTTATAACCTTCAATCAGCGTTGGATGGGTCGCCAGAATTCCTAGTACATCATCTGCTTCTAAGTCATCTTTTTCGAAGGTTCTATGTTCCTTAGCTACCCATTTACGCAAGGGGGACAGCGCTATTGGTTTGCGAGTTCCTTTTCTATTTGCTTTGTAACTCGGGAGTATATCTTTTCTGAAATTAGTAGGGCTTGTAAGGCAGATCACAGCTTCATTCGTAGATGTACGTGTGATAATATCTACAACTGCTTTGTTAACAGAGCGGTGGGCTTCTTTCATGTCCACCCACACGGATAAGACATCTTCCGAAAACTCCGCCACTTCTTCCGCCACCGAAGCAATCCGGTACAATAGGATGTCGCCATCAATCAATACTGTTTTTTTCATCACTTAAAGCCTTCCAACTTACAGGGAATATTTCAACCATATGCTTATCAATACTATCTGCAACTAATCTCGTTTCGAGTTGAGAATCTTCTGCCAGGCGTAAACGACAAACGCGGGCAAACGCATACATGCTGCCTGACCAAAACCATTCTGTCATCATTGAAAGCGGAAGAACAGCGCGGGCTTGTTCAGGAGCGACCCCTTTATTAATTAAATAACGGTAAGAGCTGTCACAATGTCGAATTGTGTCCATGTAGACATAATCATAAACGCTACTATCATCATCTAAGACAGCACCTGACCCTTGTTTCTTGTCTACGGGACGGGAACGCCATTCGTCTGGAAAATAGAATTCAACATCTGAATCAACATAGCGACGAGACACTTCGTTCCACGCCAGACCAACTTGGTGTTTAACAAGCTGTCTGGAAACAAATACAGGGGCTTTAATTTTAAAGGTGGCAAAGCAATGCGAGAACGGGGACCAGTGCTTATTACGTGCCAAAAAAGAAATAAGTCCTGGGTCTTTCTCGGCGTTCCATTCTTTGTTGTCGAAATTAAAACTTACTCTAGCTGCATCTACTACTCGTTGGTCACTTCCCATCGAGCCAATAAAGTCTACTTTAGTGTGTGCTTGCCCATGTTTTGCCGACACGATATTCCCCCTTTAATGGAACTCGTAGATTAAAACGCTTCCCTGCTTCCGCTATAGATACTGTTGCAAGATGCCCTATCTGTTCTGCCAGTTCCTCATCAGTTTCAATCTGAATTTCATCGTGAACCCAGGCGACTTGCTGTACACGATCTCTCAGTCCGCGCTCTTCAATGTGCTTATCAAATTCAATCAGCCACTGTTTAGAACAAAGAGCACCACTGCTTTGTAACAATACGTTTAACGCACGATGGGGTGATCTTACTGAGAGCTTTCTTTTATCAAGCCCTAAAAGATATCCGCGATTTTCTGCCGTATCCTTGACCAAATCAATAAGCTTGCGGAGACCATGGTTTTCCGTAAGGAAACGGTCCTTAACTCTAGTAACTTCTCTTTTCGATAAGGAGGTAACTTCAGCCAGCTTATTGATGCCAGCACCAAAAATGAAAGCATAAATAAAACGTTTAGCAATATCCCGACTGTCCAGACCAGCAGCATTTTGATTGTGTGTATGAATATCTCCATCGATTACCACCTTTGAATAAGCCCCATTGTCAAGGGGGGCTGTGAAGTGCCCGAGCATCCGCAATTCCAAGCCGCTCATGTCAACACCGACTAATAGTTTGCCTGGAGGCACACGAAATAATTCTCTACATTCACCGCCGAATGGCGCGGTGACCGCAGGGACTTGTTGTAAATTCGGAGAGCGCATAGATGCGCGGCCTGTCACAGTCCCGTTGCATATTACTGAGCCATGTATTCGAGACGCTTTGAGATGACCGAGCCAGCTGTGTTTGCCCTCTGACAACATACCCAGGCGCTTTTGTATAATGAAATATTCCCTCATCAGTATTGCTTGGGGAAAACTGACTGTTTTTAAAGTAGTCTCATCGACTTTAGGGTGTCCGTCAGGTGTAGTTTGTTGAGGTCTCCAGCCAAGGTTTTTGAGCCTGTCTGCCACATGATGCCGCGATCCAGGATTAAAAACATTTAACTTAACTTTACTATACACGCACCCTTTCGTCTTAGATGCGGTGTATGTATTTTTATAATTAATAGTCCGTTTCGGTGTCACTTCTTCACAAAACGACCACCAAGGAGTGAACACAGTCTGGAGTTCTTCTTCAATCTCTACCCGTCTGCGCGATAGCTTTTGGCACAAAACAAGTGCCTTAGTTTCATCAAACATAAAACCGTGGCGCTCTTGACGCGCTATAAGCCATTGGACCTGATGTTCAAGTTCAATTGCTTGTTTTGAGTAATTTTGAGATTGAATAGTCTTCCACAATAGCGCGGTGACTGCTGTGTCTTGGACGCAATATTCCAGCATATCATCACTGAAATTATCCCAGCCTCCCTGGTAGTCGCCCTTGTGACACTTTAGCCTATGTCCCCACGCGGCAAGCGAATGCGAGCCTTTGAGTTTGCTGGGAATCTCTACTTTTCTAGACGGATCAGTCTCCGAGAGATCAGTCCAGATTAGACGGGAACATACTAAAGTATCTACCACTTTGTCTTCCGGATAATTGAACCAAGGGTACAACCTGGCTATAAACGGAAGGTCAAAATTAATTAAATTATGTCCGACTAATCTATCTTTAGACATGATCGAACGCAGCCCGTCCTCAATCTGTGAAGGCCCATAGGTCTCAACATTGTCGGTAAAACAGTCGCGGAGGACAATGCAGTGGATGTAATTGCCATCTAAACCTTCTGTCTCTATGTCCAGTACATGCATAGCACCATCCCCTCACAGATTACAGGTATTAAATTAAAGAATATTCAGCATAAGTACGGCCCTGCCCGTCATCCTTGATCTGCTTCTGGATTACATGCCCGTCTTGTCGAAGCTCAAAAATACGTGCAGCAAGGCGGTAGATACCGAAGACGCCCATTGCTTCCAGTGGGCTAATGGAGCGGCCTGCTTTCAAATGGCTTAATATTTTATCGTTTTGGGATTGTTTGTTCTTCACTTTCCACCCTCCTTCTATGTCGGAAACTTGAGCCATTATTGACTCATACGCTGGTAAAAACTCAGGATTATTAACTGCCAATAAAACAAGGGATTCCGCCCGTAAAAAAACTTCATCATCAGAAGTCCTGGGCATCTGAATCCACCTCCAGAAGCCGTCCTGTATCTCGGTTAAATTCTAACGTAGTTGCAATTCCTGTTTCTCCAGAAAAGCGGTTTTTAAGGACGCGAATGGTTGTTTGGTGTGCTTTATCGGGGTCTTGTTGGTCCCTTTCACAGCCGCACACGATATCGGAGAGGTGGCCGATTGAGCCCGACCCGCGAAGCTGAGACAATGACGTAATTCCACCCGATTCATGTGGCTTCCCGTCAGGGCGTTTTAAATGTGACACAAGTATCAACCCCATTCCGGTCTCTTCTACAAGTGATCTTAGGCGCGTCATTATACTATCGATCAGCACACGTTCGTTTCCTGAATCATGCTCTAACCCGTCAGAGACGACAATGCTCAAGTGATCAAGGACACAAAAGGAGCATCCCATCGCAGCAAAATAGCGAACTCTCTCTAGTAGATTATCACTGCCCACACTTCCGAAGTGGTCATAAAGGTAAAGCTTATCGGAAGCTACAACGCGGTCGAAACCCTCTCGCAAAACAGTCTCTGGAATTTCATCGAAATTTAAATTAAGTCTCGCATTAATTTCGATACCTACAAGAGTTCTGAGAGTATGTCGGATGCTTTCTTCAAGACAGATAAGACCAACCGTCTGGCCCGCTGTGATAAGGTGGTGAGCAATCTCTTTAACAATTGCACTTTTACCTATGCCAGAACCGGCGGTGAATACGGTCAATTCTCTCTTTCTCAAGCCACGGGTTTTTTCATTCAGCCCTTCCCAAGGATATGGAACGCTTGCGGTGTCGTCGTTCTTAATAAATTCGTCCCAAAGGTCTGAACCAGAGACAATGCCGTCTGGTCTGTATTCTTTTGCTTGCCAAATGGCATCAATGATTTCTTTACCCCTGCCAGCCTGTAGCATTTCAGATGCATCGTTGAGGGGAAGGCGTGCAACCTTGCACCGACCGGCAGGGAGTAAAGGAGCGCACGCAGCCACAGCGGCTTCGCCCGCAACGTCAGTGTCGAACATTAAGATTATTGTTTGAAACTTGAGAAGATAATCAAGGTTTCGTTTAATGACTCCAGCAGAACCAGCACTACCTGTGCTAACGCTTACAACAGGCCATCGATTGTTTTGACACTGCGAAACGCTAAGTGCATCGAGTTCGCCTTCCGTAACAACTATCATCTTTCCTTTTGACCAAAGGTGTTGCCCGTACAGCCCAGCTTTTCGGATATTGCCTTTAGTAAAAATCTTCTTATTTTTTTTCCGTAATTTCTGGGCGACAATCTTACCGTCAACAATGTAATTAGCTATTTGACATGGTTCTTCATTGTGCATTCCAATCTCATATCGCCAGTGCTTGCACGTTGCTTCTGTCAAATTTCTTGACGGGATCGCCTGTGCTTCACCTCGCTCGAATAGTTCGTTTTCGATTGCACTTTCCTTTGCCGAAAAAGGGAGGATATCAGCGAAGCCGCCATCTGGTTTCGAGGGTGGTGTATAGGCTTCACACCCGAAGCAATACGTGTGTCCATCGCTATAAACACCTACATTATCCTTAGAGCCACATGCGTCGCACGCGGCTTTGGAAACAAAACTCTGTGGCTCTTCGGACATGCGTGCATTACCCTTCTTGTTGTTTATACCACCATTTCTCGACATCGAAACCGGGGCATTCTTTTTTTACGCCCGGAAAATCTCTGTGCCCTAAGATTTTTGATTCTGGATATAAGTCTAGTATGTCTTCTATTGTTTTGTTTAGGCTAGAGAACTGGTCGCTGGTAAATTTATCTGTACCCACTAATGCAATACCAACAGAATTGGAATTAAACCCGCGAACATGGGCACCCATCGTGTCTATATCTCTGCCGTTTTCTACAGTGCCGTCACGCCTGATGACTTTGTGGTATCCACATCCAAGCCACCCGCGTTCTTTATGCCATCGGTCGATCTCTTCGACACCGATATCCATATCTGCGGGAGTTGCTGTACAGTGGACGACAATAAAATCAGTAGCGTCTCGTTTTTTAGTGCTCAATTTGTTTTCCTTGCTTCTTTTAGCCAGCCCTCCGGTATTGTTGCATGTGCGTATTCGAACTTGTGTGTCTCACACCACATCGCATAAGTCGTTTTTGATTGCTTAGAGATTTTTTGTTTAGGGTTACTGAAGACAAAACGAATGTCTTTTTCAGGATGTTGGCTTCTTATTAACAAATGCTTTTGACGATCTGCGGTAAGGAATCGACCTTTGGTTTCTACTATAATTCCATTCGGTAGGCAGAAGTCTGGGTGATACCGCGAGATTTTCGCAGGTTTTTGATATACAATTCTGTCGCTGCGGTGCTCATAACGAAATGGCACACCAGCTGTTTTTAACTGATGTGCCACTTTTTCTTCTAAGCCCGAACGGAACCCAAGGCGATATCCTACAGATTTTTTGTCAGAAGTCGGCACTCGTGCTGCTGTCTTTTTCACCCTGCGTTTCTGTAAAGAAGTTTTCGTCTGCGGTGCCATCGTGTTTAAAACCAAGTTCCATTTCTTCAAAACCAAAACTGTCTAAATCGCCGCCTTCTTGACCTTCGACAAGATCGACAATCTGAATTGCGACAGGCTGTAATTTGATGCCCTTCCGTGGCTTGTCATATGCGTAGACCTCGAAAGCTACTACCATTTTTGTTCCGCCCCACGGCTGGACATCAATGGGCTGCGGAGGAGCACTGGTATCAAAAAGTTTTGGGCGGCGAGACCAGGTCGAGCCGTCGCGGAGTGCTACATTTTTCACACGTAATTTGAACACAACGTTTCCTGTGGAATCCCCCGCTTCGTCAGTCTCCTCTGTCCACAGAAAATTCTCTGAAGGTACGGGGTCGCCAACATGTGTTTCATAGATAGTTGCAATTTTCTTTTGCAGACTTCCTGCTTCTTTTTTACTGACTCTTAGGTCAGCTTTGTAGATTCCTAGGTCGTGGAATTTTTTGTCACCTTCACCATGGAGGTAGGGGTAGACCGCCTCTCCAACAGGAGTGGAAAATCTCTGTGCCTTAGTGGATTGAGCCATTAAAATCTCCTGAAATTTTCTGCGATAAAAGACTAATTAACGACGACAAGAGCATTTGAGTTTGTCCCCAGGTCAACGCAACACAGTCGATCTCATTGTCTGTCAGATTACTTTCTTGTTGGATAAAAATACCAGTCGGCCCCGCATACAACGCTGTGTTCAGCGGTGCCTCTTCGTCTTCTGGATCGTTATCCAAATCCGAAAATAGAGGAACAACGTTGTCGGGATATTCAAAATTTTCAGTCACAATATTCTCGCCCGCTCTCTGCCATTCGCTGTTGAAATTCATAATCGTCAGTGTCCGTATCCATTCCTTTTTTTTCCAATTTCTTTTTTAACGCTGGTGTAAATTCTAGTATGGCGTCTATCGATTCCATATTACATTTCCTTACAAATGACAGGGATTAAGAGAAAAAGAAATCATTTTTGATGACTTCTGTTATATCAAAATCTCCACGTTGTGGTGCAGGGGGGAGAACACCCGCGCTCTGGTTTATAATTTTCGCAACTTCGTTTTCAAAATCTGCGAGGGGGTCGTTGTCATGGAATATTTGCAGGAAACTTGGCTTGATGCAGTGTTCCAAAAAATCTGGCAGATCAGCACAGTGCGTGCCAAACGAATCGTGTATCGTGTTGTAATAGACCGGCCCCCGCCCAAAATCTAATTCCTGATCGAGCGCAAAATTAACAGCGCCTCGCAGGATAGCCCCGTCCAAACTGTGTACCCAATTCGGCGCAATTGAGCTGGCCATTTTTTTCCGGTCGAGTTTCTTTGTGTCTTCAAACAAACTTAACCGGTAGATTATTCCGTCTAGAAATGTGCTGACACGAATATGCTTTTGCTCGTATCGGGCTTGTTGTACAGGGAACCCATCAGGTGTGAACCACACGAGCGGGATCGGGGTGTCACTCTCTGACACCAAGCGAGACGCTTTCTGCATCCATAGCATACACTCGCGAGCAGCTGGGATGGTTTCGTGAATCGAATCCCAAATTTTAGAAGCAATGTAGGCGATGAACTTGGAATCATCCTCAATGTATGGGTGCGTCTCTCCTGCTTTTGTCCGTTTATGGATTGACTCGCGAACGTAAGTCATCACTGCATGGAAGGTTCCGCTGTAAGGAATAACCATGCACGGCTTTTTGGTCTCCGCACGCCGGATACCGAATTCCAAAGCAGCTTTTGCCAGGGGTAATTTTTCAGGATCAGTTTCTGCCTCGAATTTACCATTAGATAGATCGGCTACACGTATGTAAATATCCTGACGATCTCTACGATCAGTAAGATTAACCCAACGTGCCCCTTCGCGGTCACGCAAGGCAGCTGAGAAAATTTGCATACCTGAACAGGTAGCGTCAACGTTACAGGGCAAATGTGAGACGTATCCAAAGCCTTCACGCCTGAAATTTGACCATTCCATCGCCCAGCGAACAAACTGAAAAGGCTCGTCCGCTTCAGTCCAGCGAAGATCTCCAAAAGGATCAGCGGCAACCTCAGAAATCCAGTGTTCGTTATCGACAACCCAATCAGCACGCTCTTGTAGAGGCAGCTTGTCCTTACCGAAGTGGTTTGCGCCCATGATGGCGAGCCACGCGGCCTGCTCTTCGTTTTCGATTGATTTTCCTTGAGCGAACTCCAGCTGACCTTTAACAAAATCTGGGCCTTGTCGGTTCAAGAATGTACTTACGTCATAAATGCGGCCTCGGCTACACAGCTGGACCGGGAAATAGAGTTCTTCCGCTGATTCAAATTTCTTGGCAAGATGAATAACACGCGCAACCATGAGACGCTTGCTGATTCGACGGCGGTTGTGATCATGTACAAGGTAGCACTGACGACGGTAAGCGTTCTTTATGTCGCCGTCTTCGTCCGCACCCGCAGGGGCCTCCGGAATCGGCTCTTGATCCGACAAGGGAAGGCCCGCAATCTCACGATTAAGACTATAGACGTGCTCAAGAAGATCAGGCATGACGGCACTAATACGAAATGGCACCTCTTGGATCGCGTTAATGGCGCGAAGCGGAACGCTCAAGTCCATGTTGTTCATTTCTTCTAGAAACTGGCTCTTGATCCCTTTGACGAGGGGATAGCTGGTGATGTTTTCTGTGAAATACCCACCTCCAAAAAGCTGGCCGTTTAGCCAAGGCTTAGGCTTTGTCAGCATCGGCAACATTACCGTAAAAACACCCTCATTTGCTTTTAGCCGTTCATCAATTTTAAAAAGCATGTCTGGAGTCGGCTGTACAATTCGACGTTTTTTACCACGCTCCCACACTTGCGCGATTTTACACATTCCGGTTGCATCCCCAAAAAGCTCAACAAGCACACGGCCAAGTAAAACCATCTGTCGCTTGTCCCAAACTTCCCACTCCATTTTCATCTGCGAAAACTTACGCTGAATCATTTCTTTCCTGCGGCGACGCGGAAGGTCTCGGGTGTCAAAATCGGTCAGCATTTTTCTACAAAGCTTAAAATGGTTAGCAGAAAAATGTCGGATACGCATCTCATCGTGTATTTTAGTGCAGCCTTTTATGCTGACAGACGACAGAGCAGCTGTCTCTCCTTCCGTCATCGAGATTGGGACGACATTCAATATCGCCTGCGTAAACAGGTAGGCAACACTTGCAGTATCGATTGTGTCTAGCATCACCGCAGCGGTGTGCCGCTTACCTGGTTTGCCCGTGTTACTGTCTGCTTTAAATTTGTCAATCGCATCTTCGAAGGCGTCGATGCTGTGGTTGAGGACCGCGCGCCCAGTGTGGGTGCTCGCGTATTCGCCGCGTTCTCTCGCTTTTTTATGGAGACGGTGATAACGCTTAATTGTCTCCTCGCGCATAGATTTTTCTAACTCAATTTGCTGTCTGTATACGCTTAGTGCCGAATTTTCAGTCATGTTTTCCCTCCTCAGTTGGACGCGGTGTCACCATCGTAAACCAGCCCGGTGCAGGACAGTAGGCCCATTTCGCAAACTTAGATTTCTCCCCTATGTAGTAGTCCCGGTAAGCCTTTACCGCATCATCTGGTGTCTTGTACTGGTCAGGCATACACTGTGGTGGCTGTGTGTAATCTGCCAAAATGTATGGGCGTCCTCCATCATGGAACATGTACATCACTTGCGCGTTAATATTAAAAGGAGGTGTGCTTAGTATTTTTCTGAACTTTTTATCTGTCAGGTGTACCTTGTCATACCTACTGGTGTATTCATCGCATAGAAACTTGAACAGGTTATAGGTCCATTCGTACTGGAGGGGTGACCCCCTGACCCACTTGGTAGAGGGGTGATTCAGGTGAGCAGTCTTGTACATACCTTTCTGGTCTGCCACGGTGTCACCGTCTAACACACGGTGAGCAGTGCATAGCATCTGGGCTGTCTCCAGGATCATCTTGACGCAGTGCTTATCGCAGTGCATCGCCGCTGCTATTGCAGGGTCAGTATCTAAGTAAAAAATATTCATTTCTGGGGACCAGGCAGGTGGTGCTTATCCCAACCAAGTGCCCTTCCTGCTTTAGTTCCCGTGTCGCGAGCGAACTTCGTCGCGAGTTCCGCTGATAACAAACTAATCTCTTCAGCCAGGTCCTCGATATCATCTACATCGAGCGCGCGGTGTAAACGCACGTACATTTTTAAAACGTCAACTTTGGAGTTCCAATCGTCAGTCATATCGCACTCTCCACACTTTCTAAAAAAAAGGATACTCTGTTCCCTTTCATTGTGTCGCATGTCGGTGATCGTTATGCAATAGTGTTTTTGTGTGATGTGATATTATTTTGTTTTTATATATCAATCGCAGGACGCGAGACGTGTGATCACGCAACGATGAAGGCTGACAGTCATATAGCGCGTAGCCACCCGCGTGTTGTAACCCGCGCGCGGGTATCGCTTAATGTAGTCATCGATACCCTCTTGAAGGTACGAATGAGATTCCGATTCGAGAAGCACGGACACCTCGTTCCCCCAACCCTGTTGACGAGAGTTAATTACTGTCGTCGTCCATTTATTCATCGTAGCTGGCTCCTTGAATGTGCGGGAAGGTGTGCGGGAAGGTGTGCGGGAAGGGCTGATAGTAGACCCGCTATAACCTAGGAAATTTAGAGACCTTGAGGCCCCGAGACCTTGAGGCCCCGAGACCTTGAGGCCCCGAGACCTTGAGGCCCCGAGACCTTGAGGCCCGAGACCTTGAGGCCCCGAGACCTTGAGGCCCCGAGGCATGGATGGCAGACAAAAAAACCCCCTAAGATGCGGGAGGCACCTTAGGGGGAAACAGGGGGGGCAATCTAGTATGGCGGGAGATGTGTCTCGATCAGCTTTCCCCCTTTTCAACTAGGTTTCTATCGCTGCGGTTCATTGTTTGTGTCAGTCATCTATCTGTTGCCCCTCATACGTTTGGCCCCTTTCGTTCTGCTATATGGGGAATGTGACGGCTGCGGTGATCATC